TGATCTTATTCCGTAATCATTTCTCATTTTTTTACTCCGTTTGTTTTGTTTGTGTTTATAATATCTGTTGCCTTAATTCCGTATACAGCCGCAACGACTGAAATCCAGAGGCCAGTTATCCACCAAGGCATACCCTGTAATTTCTCAAAATACAAGTCTAATTTTTGACCGATCTTTTCATCTTCTGCAAATACAGAATACGCTAATAAAAACAGAGGGCTCGATAACACGATAAGGATGAATTCGTCCTTCCAATCGTTTTTTTGTGAATTTATAATTTGACCTTGATATTCAATTTCACCGCGTTTCATTTTCTCAGCGGTTAATAACTGAGCTTCTGACATAGCTATTTCTGTTGCTTTTTTATTTTTATAGATTTCTGCTCCTGTCTTAACGGCAGTGATAAGTAAATTCCAAGGAAACATGTTAATATGATTTTGCTTTTCTAATTTTATTTTTTAATATTTTACCCTGTCCTTTGACAGCACCTTTTTTAGAAATATTACTACCTTTAACGGATAATCTTTTTTGTGATGACTTTACTTTTCCATGTGGTTTATGAAGATCTGTAATCTTGCCGCCAAAAGGAACCGGCACATCATATTCTAATTTTTCAAATACGTTTTTAGAATGGGCCATGACTTATATTAAGTTAATACCAAGTAGCTTTTTTGCTTTTTGCTTTCAACATACGTTTAGTACCTCTAACTTCAACAGTCTGTGACTCTTGATCGTCAGTACATTCAACATTAATACCGCCTTGTTGGTATCCATCTTTATTTGCACCCAATTCTTTTTGAATTTTTGGTGCATTTACGTATCCTGAACCTTTTTGCCAATCTTTGCTCATTGTTTTCTCCTATTTAAGTTTTATTATAACTAATTTTTGTTAAAATTTCTACCAAAATCATTTTTTTTGCTTTGGGCTGACATAACTTGTTTAGTTAGCGAAGTTTCCGCTCTTAATTCTGCTAAATCTTCGTTTTGTTCCAACTTATCTTCAAAATTAGACTGGTTCATCATTGCTTTCATAGTATCTAGACTAATTCTGCCTTCTTCATAAGCCTTTTTAGCTTGTGCTTCTTGTGCTTTTAGGTCTAATTCACGTGATTTTAGTTTAATTAATGGATCTCCAGCAAATTCAGAAATTATTTTTTGCTCTTCTGACATGTAATCTTTCATCATTTCAGCAATCAACACTGCTTTTCTAGAATTAACAACAGACATTAATTGATTTGCTTGATTAATTAACTGTTGATTTTGAGGTTGTTGTTGCAACATCATTTGCATTTGTTGTGCCTGCATCAATTCTTCTTCAAATTCTATTTGAATTTGTTCTTGGGCCATTAGAGAAATTCTCTCTAATATATTTTTTTGTAATGCAGCCATAATCATAGGATTATTTTGTACTGTATTAGACTGCATAAAACTTAAATGAGAATCAATATGTGCTTTGTGGTCTTGACCTGGAAATGCTTGAATAGGTTTCATCCCCATCACCGCAATTTCTTCCATTACAGGATCTAAAGGTTGTGGTTGTTGTGGAGGAGGTAAAATAGCATTTACATTTTTAACTCCAATTGCTTCATACATAGATCTATATGCTTGGTACAGATCATGAATTTGTGGATTGGATTGTGCTAATTGTAATTGTGTTTGTGCCATACCAATTCTTTGTGTTTGAGAAAAGATATTAGGATCAGATACAGGTAATATATCTACTTCTGCACTAAAGTCAGAAACTTTAATTTGTCTAGATGCACCAGGAACATCATAAGGATATTCAGGCGGAAGATAAGTAGCAAATACTTCTGCTAATAATTTTAATTCTTGTTTCATACCCACATACAATCGTTTGTGAATAGAAGACATAACCCGCGATCCGCGCTCCAATAATGCTACTGTCGTACCGACGGCCGCGCCTTGGTTCATGTCACCCACTTGCATATCTGCAATGCTCGCGAATCGTTGAGCTTGATTGACACATAAATCCATTAATTGAAATAATACTGCATTAGGTCCTTTGAAAGGAAGTTGCATAAACTGAGATTGAATATCTCCACCTGGTACATCTACATCTCTAAATTCTCCTGGTTGTAGAGGTTGAGCATCATCTCTCATTCGAACGCCTCTTGTTTTAAATCCAGCAGGTAAGTTGGCTAATGTTCCTGCATCTAATAATTGTCTTAATGCAGAAGTTGCAGTTCTAGATAATCCACCAATCATGTGAATTAAACCAAAACCATAAAAACCCAAACCTGGTAAAAATTTAAATTGTACAAAATAATTAATTCTTTTTTTACGAGGATCATTCTGCGCGTAATTTCTTCTAATAGATAAAATTTTACTATTGGACTCTGAAATAGTTACTACATAAGGTAACTTAATCCCAGTGGGCTCACCAGTCGTAGGATCAATATCTTCAAATCCAGGTATATCTAAATCTACATGCATTTCTAAAATAATATATTGATCGTCTTGATCATTTTTTCTTACTCCTTGAATTTCTCTTTCCTTTTCTTTTATCTCATCTTCAGAAGTAGTAGGTTCTCCTAAATCAACATCAGAATAAAATCCGGACACTTGTTGTTTACGTAAATCATTTTCAGAAGTACTAATGACATGTACAATAGCTTCCGCATCATCTAAAGAAGTTGCAGAGTAAGGAACAATTAAATCATCTGCAGGTATAAATTTGGAAACGGCTCTACCTAAAAGTTCATCATAGTATACTTTTTTAAAGGTAGAACCGCTTAGGGGTAAATAGAACAACATCTGGTCAAACTCAGGTTCGTATTCCTTCATTTGATCCATGATTTGATAATTCATAAAATCTTTAACACGATTTGCTTGATCTTGTTTCTGAGGAGTAATGTCTCCTAAAATTTGTGCTCGTACAGGACCATCTGCAGGTAGTAATTCTTTATAAGCTTGTGCTTGAAATTGTGTAACTGCTTCTGCAAGAACAGGATGAGTTACAGCGGCAGCTCCTCTAAAAGGTTCTGTTCTAGATTCATATTTGAACCCTAATAAATTTAATCCGTTTCGGTATGTTTCTTCCCAATCGCCTCTAGACTCTTTGTATTGAGTATATTTTTCATATAGATCATTTGCCAATAAATCTAAATCTTGTTTGTTTAATAATTCTGCTAAGTTGTCAAAATGATTTTGAGATTGAATTCCTTCTACTGCATTAGGGTCAAATGAAACTTCTGCTCCACCATCTTCCGTAGCAACAACTTCTACATCTTCTGTAGATTGCATTTCTGTTTCATCAATTGTTTCTGGAGAAGCTACTTCTTGTTCTACAAACTCTTGATCTGATATAGGATTATTAGGTAATGCGTCGTCTATTTCTGCCATATCTCTTTCCTGTTAATTATTTTACACCTTTGAGGCTGACTATACCCCCATTAAAGTAAGATGTAAAGTCCTCCGTTTCGATAGTAGGTAGCTCTCTAATTTGTTGTTGTCTATACTCAGGATCTTCTCTATATCGTTTTGATCCCAATGCTTCTTCAGAGGAAAGGTGATAAGCAGTTAATAGATCCATAGGGTTTCTTACTCCTTGTTCATAAGCACTAGCTACATCTGCAATTCCCATGGCTGTACCAATTACTGGGACAGCTTTGAGTCCTTTTTTTAACAAAGGTTTTATTAATCCTTTTGCTTTCAAAGTAGCACTAGGGGTTGGAACTTTTTCAAAACCACTAGCAGCTTCTTGTAATAATCTTCTATCCGCAAATTTAGATAATCGGTTTATATTTTCATCAACTGTAAATTTTTTTCTACCTAATACTTTTGACTGTTCTGGAGTAATATTTTTTATATTAGCTCCTGTATTTGATTTATAAGTAGATACTGCTAAATCTTCTAAAGGACTTTCTTTTACTCCTTTTAAATGATCTATGTTTAAAGGTTGCTTAACTCCCGTAGCTTTTTGTAGCCCATATAATAAATTACTTTTTTCTTTAGTGACAGGATTTATATAAGGAGTTTTTCTAACTTCTTTTATTTCATTAAATACTTTTTTATATTCTTTAAATCTAGGATCATTAGAATTTACTAACTCTTTAATTTTTTTAGTAGTTAATACTTCATTCTTATTTACATCTAAAATTTTTACTTTATCGTAAAGATTTTTATTTTGTTCATTTAATACTTTAAATAATTCTCCCCCTTGAGTATCGTGTCTTATTAAATCTCGTACTATAAATTCTTCAATCCTTTTAGGAGAAGGTCTTTTTAAGGTAGTAGTAACCGATTGTATTTTTTTATCTATGTCCTTACTGGTAACATTTATTAATTCATCATTTCCCTTAACTATTCTTTGTAATACTTTTTGTAATTTAGAATGTAAATTATTTTTTTGATAAATAGGATTTTCTTTTAAATATTTACTTAATTGTCTTTTACTAACAGGTGGCAATTCTTTTGATAAATTAGAACGACTTAAATCTAATATAGGTCTTTGTCCTTTAGCTACTTCATCAACAATAGTATTTAATTTATCTTTAACTGCAAGAGATACCTTACCTACTCCTTTAGTTTGTAGTTTAAGAATTTTATCATAATCTTTTCCTAATGCTTCTTTGTAAAGATAATCTCTTCTTTTTCCCGGTTCTTTTTCAAACTTACTTGCTAATTCAGGAAGAGTAACTATTTCTTTTTTTGCAAATTTATCTGCAACGTATTTTTTAATTTCTGTTAATAATTTTTGTTTTTCTGCTCTTGTAATTCTAGTAAGGTTAGTCGATCCGCCGTTCGCGAATCCCTGTCTTGTATTTAGTTTATCTAAAATACTTTCAAATGGTCCTGCCATTATCTTCCTCTGAATAAAGCACTCAGTCCACCGCCTGGTTCAAATTCTTTTTTGTATCCAAGTTCTAATTGAGGACCCATTTCTTGGTTATAGTTTAAACCACCATACAATTCACTAGAAGGGGTCATTTGTGAATATCTAAAATCTGCTTCAGGTCTCATGCCGGGAGTATAGTTAACTCCTCCTGAAAACCTTCCAGGTCCTATGTCTCTTGAAAAACCTAATCCAATATTAGGTGCCATTCCTTTTTCTTTATACACTCCTGCTCCTAATTCTCCGCCCAACATATTCATTTGTTGAGAGTAACTAAGAAAAGGATTCATTTGAGAAGATGCTCCTACTGTTAAATTTTGAGTAGGTGTATCTATAATAGGAAACGCGGATATAGGAGGATATCCTGTTGAACCACCACCTGCTAAACTTATAATTCCACCCTGTGCCATTTTAGGAAAATATTTATTAGCAAAGTCAATTAAACCTAAACCTGTTCCATCTTCTCCTCCTGCACTATCGTATGCTTCTTGAACAGTTTGCCAATAGCTTCCTCCTTCTGCAAAACCAACTCTTCCTCCTGTTGCTAAATCACTCATTCCATCTCCCATGCCAGCTTCTGATGCAGCTTGTCCACCATCATTGTTACTTCCACCACCATAATCAGCGGCTCCAAATCCATCTTGATCATCAGGACCTACATTTCTTGCTGCTGCTTCAGCAATAGAAGCCATAGCAGAATCAAGAGCAGCATCTGATGCTGCTTTTGCTTTTTCTTGTGCTACTCTTCTTGATTGTTCTTCTTGTGCCAATTCTTTCATTGCTTGAATTTGTCTTGCTCTAGTTAATCCTTCTTTTGCAACCATATTTCTAAAGGAAGCACTACCCTCATCCATATAATTGTCCATTGCAGAAAAAACATTATATCCATATGGATCTTTTAATCCTGATTGGTCGTAGCCCGCTCCTAGGTTAAAAGCATATTCTTTTTGTTCAGGAGTCATTCCATCGGGAAGTGCACTTAGTAAAGTTCCAAGTCCCATAGGCATCATAAGACCTGCTATGGTTTTACCTATATTCTTAGCCCCGCCTATCATATTTTGAACAACCTCTGGAAGTGCATTATAGATTCCCATTTCAAAAGCACCAGGAGGTGCATTAGGGTCTTGCATAGGAGTAAATGTATTTTCTTGTCCACCTGAATCTAAATTTTTATTAATGATAGATTGTGGTTGAGTAGATGTAGTAGGAATAGAAGATCCTATAGTACTAGTTATTTGTGGTGTAGAAGTAGAACTAGAAAGATTAAATAAAGCAAGATAGTTATTGACATCCGGAAATTGTTGTTGAAGAACAGGACTGTTCTTCCATGTATTAATATAGTTAGTTGGATCCATTAATAATATTCTTTATCTACTGGTGGTAAGGGTTCATCTTGTTCATCTTCTGGATGCGAAATAAAACCACCTTGTCTAAACCGCATCACTGCTTGTGTCATGGAATCCACTAAGTCATCGTGATCTCCATAAGGAAAAGCTGCACACTCTTCAATAACCTCTTCGGCCCATTTTTCGTCCGGCGCCCAAATAACACCACTTTCAAATAAAGGTGATACGGCGTTTACTCTAGCATGTTTGTCATTTCCTCTGCTAGGTGTGAAATTTATAACAGGTATCCCCATTCTACGCAACTCATATGTTAAAGGCAATCCAGAAGCTTTTGATTCAATAATAACCGTTTCAGGATTCCAGTATCTATATTGTTCCATGGCTTTTTTCTTTAATTCTGGAAACTCTAGTCGTTCTTTAATAGCATCTAATAAAATTAAATTAGGAGGACTATCTTGAGTAGGGTAGAAAACTCCCCACGTAGTAATCGCAGAATAATCGGCAGATTCTTTTTTTAAGAAAGCAGTATCATAACTTTGAATGACATGTTGTAAA